GTCAGGTATGAACGTTTAAAGATAGAGTGGGAAGACTTACGCTACAGAACGTACACGCCTGACTTTATTTTAGACAATGGTATCATAATAGAAACTAAAGGGATCTTTGATTCAGAAGATAGACGTAAGCATCTAGCCATACGAGAACAACATCCAGAGTTAGACATACGGTTTATTTTCAGTAACAGCAAAGCAAAGTTGTACAAAGGTGCTAAGTCACGATACTATGAGTGGTGTGATAAGTACGAGTTTAGGTGGGATCACCGTGTCATACCTGAAGCGTGGTTAAAAGAGAAGGGTAGACCTACGAAGTTAAAACTTATTCCTTTTAAAGGAGAAAGAAAGTAACATGACTAAGTATAAAATAGGAGCAGATGAAGTATCATTAGTATTAAAGCCTTGTTCTTTTGATGATAAAGGTAGGTGGACAGGTGAGTTAAACACAGGGCTTGTAGTAGGAGAACAGATTCTACTTAGTCCTGAAGATGTTTCTTACCTAGTTCACTTGGCTACACTCATGGGTGCATTTTTAGAACTTGCACAACATGACCAAGATCTTTATACTATGGTTGAAGAACACAGAAACGAGTTAGTAGGTTATGAGGACGAAGAAGATACGCCACTGTACGAGAAGGTAGAAGGTACAGAAGGTAAAGTTCTAAAGCTTACTAGATTTACAAAGACACAAGGAAATGCATAATGGATACTATTGATACACTTACTATGAACGGACAGACTATCACACTAGACTATGATCCAGTAGATAAACCTGCACATTATAATTTAGATGATGGAGTTGAGTGTATAGATTATATTAAACAAGTTTTAGGTAAGGAAGGTTTTGTTGCATACTGCAGGGGCAATGTTATAAAGTATAATCACAGAGCCATGTATAAGAACGCTACACCTGTAGAGGATCTTAAAAAGGCACAACAGTATTTAACTTGGGCTAACGAAACATTAAGGGAAATACACAAGTGATAGCAGGAAAGAAAAAGTTTAGCGTTACATTTCTACTAGAAGTAGGTGAACCTTGTAACGTTCTATCAACTGTAGAGGATGCACATGTGGAAGATGTACATGATCTAATACATAATACGTTCCACGACATAGACGATGTGAATATAGAAAACTTAAATATAAGGGAGAGACTATGATTAATGCTAGTGACATCGAAGCATTTGAATATTATAACGAACTAGAGTCAGGTAACGTGTTGCCTACAGACTATCAAACGTTTATACACAAATCCAGGTACTCCAAGTGGCTACCTAAAGAACTAAGACGTGAGAGTTGGGCAGAGACAGTTGATCGTTACATGAAGAATATTGTTGCTGACAAGCTTGGTAAAAAAGATTACGATGATATAAGAAAAGCTATACTTAACTTAGAAGTCATGCCATCTATGAGGGCTATGATGACTGCAGGTGCAGCAGCAGACAGAGATAATACATGTATATACAACTGTAGCTACCTACCTGTAGATGATCCAAAGTCTTTTGATGAAGCTATGTTTATCCTTCTTTGTGGCACTGGCGTTGGCTTTAGTGTAGAGAGACAATACATAAACAAGCTACCTGAAGTACCTGACTTATACGACAGTGAGACTACCATTGTAGTGCAGGATAGTAAAGAAGGTTGGGCTAAATCTTTTAGACAACTACTAGCTCTACTGTGGGCAGGTGAGATACCTAAGTGGAACATGTCTAAGATCAGACCTGCAGGAGCTAGACTAGAAACGTTTGGTGGCAGGGCATCTGGTCCTGCACCTCTGGTTGACCTGTTTAATTTTACTGTGCAGACATTTAAGAACGCACAAGGACGTAAACTAAATGCACTAGAGTGTCACGATATTATGTGTTTTGTAGGACAGATAGTAGTTTCTGGTGGCGTTAGACGCAGTGCTATGATATCATTATCAAACCTGAGTGATGATCGTATGCGTCACGCTAAGTCAGGACAGTGGTGGGAAAGTGCAGGGCATCGTGCTCTAGCAAACAACTCTGTATCTTACACAGAGAAGCCCGACATGGACTCCTTCTTGCGTGAGTGGTCATCACTTGTAGAAAGTAAATCTGGTGAAAGGGGAATATTTAACCGTGAAGCATCTAAGAAACAAGCTGCAAAGTATGACAGGCGTGATCCTGATTTTGAGTTTGGAACTAACCCATGTAGTGAGATTATACTCAGGCCGTATCAGTTCTGTAATCTTACGGAAGTTGTTGTCAGGGCTGGAGATGACGTGGATTCTATTGCGAGAAAAGTCAGGCTTGCGGCAATACTTGGAACAGTTCAGTCCACATATACTAAGTTCCCATATCTGCGAAAGGTGTGGCAGCGAAATACCGAAGAAGAACGATTGTTGGGTTTGTCACTCACAGGGATAATGGATAACCCTTTAATGACAACAAAGAACAAAGGTCTTGATAAAACATTGGAGTTTTTAAGAAATGTATCTGTATCTACTAATGCTGAATATGCTAGTCTTTTTAACATACCCTGCTCTGCTGCGATTAGCTGCAACAAACCATCGGGAACCGTATCACAATTGGTTGACAGTGCCAGTGGCATACATTCTCGTCATAGTGCATATTATATCCGTACTGTTCGCGCTGACGTAAACGATCCACTGACACAGTTTATGAAAGATCAAGGCATACCTAATGAGCCGTGCGTTATGAAACCTGACACCACTGTAGTGTTTAGTTTTCCTATAAAATCTCCTAACAAAGCAGTTACTCGTAATGACCTAACAGCTATTGAACAACTAGAGACATGGCTAGAGTATCAAAGACATTGGTGCGAGCATAAACCTAGCGTCACCTGCACTGTTCGTGATGATGAATGGCTAGACGTAGGTGCATTTGTTTACAAGCACTTTGACGAAATGAGTGGTATATCCTTCCTGCCCCACTCAGATCACACATACCAACAAGCACCCTATCAGGAGTGTAGCAAAGAAGAGTATAACGAACTCTTCAAGGCTATGCCTCGTAACATAGAGTGGTCAGCTTTGTGTGATTATGAAAAGGAAGATAACACAGTAGCTATGCAAACACTTGCCTGTAGTGGCGATACGTGTGAGCTAGTTGACTTAACATAAAGGAAAGTAAATGGAAACGTTTGGAATATTTGTTGTTATAGTAGCCCTAATGGGATGGTTTGGTGAAGTAACTACGCCACCTGCTACTGAAGATTCTACTGAAATAGTAGAAAGCACAGAGTAATGTATGTTCTAGTACTTATAATGTCTATTGCTCCAGGATATATTCAGGTTCAAGCAGTAAATCATGTGTATCCTACTATGGAGATGTGCAAAGATGGTGCATCTTACATACGTGGGGAGCTTATGAGTGCTAGACCATCACCTCAGTCCACTGTGTCTGCTTACTGTACTGAGATACCAACAGAGGTTTAATGGATATAGAGCGTGAAGCAAAGGTACACATGGAAAGAAAGTTAAAGCTTTTCTTTGAGGAGCTAGAGGTAAAGCTACGGCCTGTAAGAAAACACATAGAAGAAAATCTGCGTGAAGATATATACAAAGTCAGAGCTTTACAAGACATAGATGATATACTTATGATAGCCAAGTACGCTTCAGAAAAGTATGGTCTAAAATAACAGGGTAGCCGTTGACTTAGTGTTGGCGGCTACTATGGTTTTGCAGCATTCTTATACAGAGATAGTATAGCTTTGAACTGGTTTAACTCAGAGGGAGTCATTGTCAATGGATCTTTTATCTCTAACTTCTTTAGCTCTTCCTCTGTCGCACCTTCATCTCGTAGCTGATCTAAGCGTATCTTGTGAAATGTCTTCTTAGCATTCTTGTACTGCTCACTGTTACCAGAGTAGTTTATGGTATCATACTTTTGTTTATTTATTCTGTGCTCTTCAGACAACACAGGCATAGCCTCATTAACTGCTGCTCTAGTTTGTTTTAATATCTTATTTACTTCTTGTCTTCTGTAAGTGTTAGTGCCGTTTATAAAGTTCTTATCTGCTAGCAGAACTCTGGCTTTTCTCTCCAGTAAAGGTGACAAGGTTTCATTAAACAACCTATCGTACATAGCTACTTGACTTCTCTTGTTAGCTTTAAATCCTCGCAGCCCTGCCATAGTGTATACTTTTTCTGCAGCAGTTTTAGATGGCACTACCCTTACCCCAAAGATAGAGGCTAACGGATTAGGATCATACAAGTCACCCTCTCTGGTTGCCACACGTAATTGACTAAAATCATTCTCTGCATTAGTGTCACGGAATATGTCTAGTATGTTGTCTAGATATCTTGTAGCTTCCAGAGAGAATACTTCTCCCCCACTTCTCTTGACTAACTCTGGCTCACCATTATCGTTTATGATAGCCTTTTGTCTTTTATCTTTGTGTATATCTGTATCACGGATAAAACCTACAGCCCTGTCTATAGTTTGAAAAGGTCTAGTAAAACCAGCCAAGTAACTACCTGCACGTCTTTGTAGTTCTGCTGCACCAGCCTCCCCATTTGTTTCGTCAAACATCATGTTGAGTATTCTGTACATATCGTTGCCAAACTGTATGTCTTTAGCAAACTGTCCAACACCTATTTGTACGAGGGCATCTTCTATTGCTTCGGGTGTAGTTGCTGCATAGTAAGGTAATACACCATCCTTTATGGGGCTAGGCTCTGCAGCTTGTCCAAGAGGCCCAAGAGATCCTTGTCTAGATAGTTGATTGAATAGTCTACCCATAGCTAGGAACTCAGACATAGGAAAAGCATTCTTTGTATCTATGGTAGTGCCACCACCAACATCTAATTGTGTTGACTCTAAACCCCTATCCTGTCTCTCTTGATCCATACGAGCAGCTAAAACCAAACCTGTAGTACCAACAGCCGCACGACTAAATGCCTCCATAGTTTTAACATCTGCCTTACCACGCATGATAGCAGCAGTTGGAGCTACTAATCCAGCAGGACCAACTTGATAAACAGTAGCCACTGTGTTGTTAAAAAATCTACCAAACGGTAAGATAGATCCTAGCACAGGTAAGTTAGATATACTCTCAACAAACTTAGCCGTAGTTCTTATAACAGGAGCTTGCTCTATAGTCGTGTAGTCTTTTGAGAAAACACTTTTCATCGTACTATCTAGTGCTAGCCCCATAACGTCTTCGTCTATGGCGTTCAGATTATTTGTACGCATCACGTCAGCTAGAGTTACATTATTTTTTATTCTAAGATTTTTATCTAACTCTGTCATAAACATTTGTGACTTAGTAAAAGTGTCTTGTGCTCTAACACCTGTCAATCTGGTAGATGCATTAACAAAACCCTCAACAGTTCTGTACACTTTGTTGTTTGGATTTATATCAAACTTATCTGCTGATATCTCTACACCAGTGCCGCCTACAGTTTCGTGTAATAAACTTTTTACGTCTTTGTTTTCGTCTAAAAACTTCATGTATGCGTCATGCGTAGTAAACGGATCAAGTAAGTTCCTAAACTTATCACCCTGTATTTGTGCGTATACTTTACCTATGCGTCTTGCTTCTCGCCCTGCCTCTGTGTTACCTCTGAGCATACCATAAGCATAGAACATACCACCATTTAAAGAGTCAGCTACAGATTGCCCTAAGTAATATTGTGACCAACCAAATATGTTCGCTGCTGTGGTAGGAACAGATGACACAAGAGTTCTACGCCACACGTTCTGTGCATACATTAATGACTTAGGCTGTTTATCTTTTTTTAGATATCCTGTTAGTCCATCTTCCAAAGCATCTCGTATCTGCTTACGTTCTAGTGATTGGTTAATTATGTCGTTACCCATGACAACGCCAGCATTTAACTTGTTTTTTGCTTGAGCAAATACAGACAGTTCTCTTCCTAGTCCACTAGAGTATGATGCAATAACGTCACTGAGTTTTACTTTAGCTGCTGCGACATCTCCTAAGTGTAAACCTGTTGCTTTCTCAAAATCTTTTGACATTGCAAGAAACTCTTCTTCAGGCATCACACGTATTACGTCTGTTAAAAAATCAGATATAAAAGTATCTTTGTTTACTCGAACACCTTTTTGTTTA